GAAATGGGTAGAGGACGCAAGCCGACACCTAAACCGCTGCTGAAGCTCCGTGGGGCTCGCGTTAGGGGGCCGCACAAGACTGGCATTGATGCTGATCCTGGCATTCCGCCGGCCCCTCATTGGCTCTCGGAACTTGCGAGCGAGGAGTGGGATCGGATCGTTCCAATGCTTGAGGCATCCAAGGTGATGAGCCCAAGGCACCAGCAGACTCTGGCGGCCTACTGCGATTCCCTGGCGGACATGATCGAAGCCGATCGTGAACTCAAGGCCAACGGAGCCACATTCGTTGACGATAAAGGTAGGGTGAGCAATCACCCCGCCTGGAACCGCAAGCGTGATGCCCGCAATCAAATGCTGAAGTTTGCGGCAGAGTTTGGCCTGACGGCTTCAGCGTTGGCCCGAGTCTCGGCAGTTGAGAATGGCCCGCAAGAAGACGACGAAGATCGGCGCATGTTCGGATGAAAAGCAATGCGGCGTCTGCCCGTCGTGTCTCGCCGTCAGGTTCTTTGAGAAGCACCTGACGCACGCGAAAGGCGAGCTGGGCGGCAAGCCTTTTCTGCTGCAGCCGTGGCAGAAGAACTACGTTCGCGCGTTGTTCGCCGAAGAGAACGGCAAGCGAAAGGTTCGCACAAGCCTGCTGGCGTTGCCTCGCAAAAATGGCAAGAGCACGCTAGCCGCAGGAATAGCTTTGCGGTGCCTGCTCGAGCCGGAGCCTGGTGCCGAAGTCTATTCGTGTGCTGCATCAAGAGATCAGGCACGTTTGGTTTTTGATACCGCGAAGATTGCGGTAGAGCAGTCGCCAACGCTGTCGGCACAGCTGAAGGTGTATCGCAATGCCATAGTGCGAGAGTCCACGCACGCTACCTATAAAAGCCTTTCCGCCGAGGCTGGATTGCAGCACGGGCTATCGCCTCACGCTGTGGTTTTTGACGAGCTGCACGTCAGTAACCGCGAGATGTGGGAGGTCATGCTCTCGGGCCAGGGGGCACGCCGCAACCCGCTGACGGTTGCCCTGACCACGGCAGGGTATGACCGAAAGAGCGTCTGCTGGGAGGTTTGGAAATACGCCGAATCGGTGGCGACTGGAGCAGTCAAAGACGATACGTTTCTGCCGATGATCTGGGCGGCAGATCCTTCGGATGATTGGAAGCTGGAAGCCACATGGGCGAAGGCCAACCCAAACCTAGGCGTTTCCGTGCGGACTGAGTTTCTCCGCAGCGAGTGTGCTCGAGCGGTTGAGATGCCGGCATACGAAAACACCTTTCGGCAGCTGTACCTCAACCAGTGGACAGAGCAGGATCAGCGGTGGTTGCGGATGGATCATTGGGCTCAGGGCAACAGTCCCTGCCCTGTGGATCTCACCGGCCGCGAGTGTTGGGCTGGCCTGGACTTGGCAACCACATTCGACACCACGGCGTTTGTCCTGCTGTTTCCCCTAGACGATGGCACCTACTGGGTAGAGCCGCACTTCTGGATACCAGACGAAAACGCTCACCAGCGGGAACGTCGCGACAAGGTGCCTTACTTGACGTGGCATCGCCAGGGGCACCTGCACATGACTCCTGGCAACGTCACTGATTTTGATCTAGTGCGGGCTGGCATCAACGAGCTGGCCAAGAAGTACCGGATTCGGCAGATCGCGATTGATCGCTGGAACTCGACGCAGCTTTCGACGCAACTGCAAGGAGACGGCCTAGATGTCGTAGGTTTTGGGCAAGGCTACGGCAGCATGAGCAGCCCAGCCAAGCAACTTGAAGCCATGGTGGTTGGCGGAAAACTCCTCCACGGTGGCCATCCGGTGCTGACCTGGCAGGCAGGCAACGTGGCGATTCAGGGCGATCCAGCCGGAAACATCAAGCCCAGCAAATCACGCAGCACCGAACGCATTGACGGGATCGTTTCGCTCACGATGGCAATCGGCATTCACGCGACGGCAACGGCACCGCCAGCACCGCAAAACTGGGACATCATCAGCATATGAGCGAACTGGCAGACTTTCGGATGCACGAGCTTCGCAGCGTTGACTGGAACGAGGTTGCCGGCAATCGCACGCCGTCAGGAGTCAGAGTGACGCCTGAGACTGCCCTGCAGTGCTCGGCATTCCTGGCCTGCATTCGGGTGATCTCGGAAACTGTCGCAAGCCTGCCGCTGCATCTGTTCCGGCGGCTCGCAGACGGCGGCAAAGAGAAGGCATCCGACCAGCCTCTCTATCGGCTTCTGCATCGTCAGCCCAATCCATGGCAGACGGCCATGGAGTTCCGAGAACAGATGACGGCCCTCTACCTGATGTACGGGCAATCCTTCGCTGAAATCCGGCCAGGTGCCAGCGGAGCCGTCAGTGAACTGTGGCCACTCCATCCAAGCCGGATGGAAGTGGAGCGTCTAGAAAACGGCTCGCTGCGGTATCGGTACCGTGAGCCGAGCGGCCGGCAGACGATGTACTCGCAGGATCAGATCTTTCACCTGCGGTGGCTGACCACGGACGGCATCAATGGGCTTCAGCCAGCAAGCCTGAGCCGAAACGCGATTGGGCTTGCGCAGGCTCTTGAGTCGCACGGCTCGAGCTACTTTGGCAACGGTGCTCGCCCTGGCGTCGTGCTTGAAAGCGAAAACCCGATTCCGGCCGACGCTGCCGAGCGGCTGCGTGAGCAGTGGGAGCGAATGCACCGAGGCGCAGACAGGGCGTTTCGCACTGCCATCCTGCCCAACGGTGTGAAGGCTCACGAGCTCAGCGGATCAAACGAGGCTGCCCAGTATCTGGAAACACGCCGATTCCAGATTGAGGAGTGCGCCCGTGCCATGCGGGTTCCGTTGCATCTGCTGCAATCGCTGGAGCGTTCGACGTTCAACAACATCGAAGTTCAGGGCGTGGAGTTTGTGCAGCACTGCCTGCTTCCGCACTGCCGGCGGTGGGAGAGTGCCATCAGCCGTGACTTGATCACGGAGGATGACACCTACTTCGCGGAGCACGTTCTGACTGGCCTGCTGCGCGGCGATCATGCTAGCCGTGCTTCCTATTTCGTGTCTGCACTGCAGAACGGCTGGATGACCGTCAACGAGATCAGGGAGCTTGAGAACCTGAACCCGATTGGGCCAGAAGGCGACCAGCATTTCATTCAGCTGAACATGACCACACTGGAGAAGGCTGGCGAGCCTGCGCCGCAGGTTTTGCCAGATGCCACGCAGGAGCCGATGGACGGCACGCCAGCCGACAACAGCGAAGACACGACTACCGCCCAGGAGGTTCCCGCAAATGGAACTTGAACGCCGCTGCCTAGCGTTTGACGATGTTCCGGAAGCCGAGCTCACCATCGAAACCCGTGCCAACGGCACGCAGGTTCTGGTGGGATACGCTGCGGTCTACAACCGCCACAGCCTGCCTCTTCGGGAAGGCGGATCGGCCTTCCGTGAAATCATTCTGCCGGGTGCATTCGACAAGATTCTTTCTCGTCAACGAGGGCGGCAGGATGTCGTGGCACTGCTGAATCACAACAGTGACCTGATCCTCGGCCGCACCTCGAGCGGCACGCTGGAGCTCACCACTGACGAAAAGGGACTGCGGTATGTGGTCACTCCTCCCGATACGCAGGTGGGCCGTGACACGCTCGAGCTGGTTCGGCGTCGTGATCTCAAGGGCTCTTCGTTTGCGTTTGCAGTCGATGCCAAGGGCGAGCGGTGGACGAGCGATGACGAGGGGCCGGTGCGTGAAATCCGTGACGTTTCGCTCTTGGCTGACGTGAGTGTTGTGCTGACGCCGGCCTACCCAGCCAGCAGCGTCAGCGTTGCCCAGCGATCCTATGAAGCGTGGATGGCGAGTCAGGTTGAGGAGAAGCCGGTGGCCGAGTCACGGCGGCGATCGCTTGCCGTGGATGGTGCCATTGCAGCAACACTGAGGCTCCGAAATGGCCGATGCTAGATGCACATGCGGCGAGCGGTTGCGAACTCGCTCGAGCCGCCGGTGCGGTGATGAACGGCAGCGGTACATGCGATGCCCTCGGTGCGGAGCGTCTGGTGTGGTGTTTGTAAAAACAACACAATCCGAAGTCCGCTTCTGCAAGAGGGCCGCACGCTAAAGGCACCATGTCTCTCACGGCAATACCGCCGCAGGAGACATACAACGTGGACAACCTCAAGAAGCTTCAGGACGAAGCCGCCAAGCTGGCCGATCGCATTGACGCGGTGCGAGCCATGGAATCGGACGATCAAGACAAGATCGCCGAGCGTGACCTGGAGCTCGAGACGCTCACCGGCCAGGCCGAGAAGCTTGCAAAAAAGATCGAGTTTGAGCGTGGCGTGGCCGACTCGGCCAAGAACCTGCGGGCGGTCAACGATCGCTGCACGCCGGCTCCTGAAGTGGTTGAGGAGCGCAGTGCGGTTCGCATTGAGGCTGTGCCCTACTCGGGCCGCCTGCGTGCGTTCAAGACGGCCGATGACGCCTACCGCGTCGGCATGTGGTTCAAGGCCAAGGGCGGCGATGCCGAGGCCCGCCAGTGGTGCAATGACCACGGCGTGGAGGTGCGTGCTCTCGGTGGTGCCTCGGGCTCGGGCAGCTACACGGTGCCCGACGTTCTTTCCAGCACCGTGCTGAACCTCGTGGATCAGTATTCGGCTTTCGCACAGAACGCGACGAGCCTCCAGATGCCGAGCGATGTGGTGCTTTTCCCGAAGCGCACCGCTGGCCTCTCGGGCAGCTGGATCTCGGAAAACTCGGCGATCACGCCGGCTGACCCGACTGCCACGCAGGTGACTGTGACGGCGAAGAAGGTGGCCGGTGCCGTGACGGTTTCGAGCGAACTGCTGATGGACTCCGTGATCTCGATCAGCGACTGGATCGCTGCCGAGCTCGCCCTGGCGATCAGCAACGCCGTCGAGACGGTTGCCTGGAACGGCAACCCGTCAAACGCTCCTTCCGTGGCTGGCATCGCCACCACGTACACGGGCGGCATCCTTGCGGGTTCGGCGGCCACCTACGCCGCTTCGCTCGTGACGGCGTCCGGCGACACGCCCGACGAGGTGACCAAGGCCAACCTGCTGGCGATGATGGCGAAGCTTCCGCAGCACTCCCGTCAGGGTGCCAAGTGGT